TGGCACTGGGCGGATTTACCCCAAAACAACGGCTCGCCATGACCGCATAGTCGCTACTTTTGAATGGCGCTAAAAATGGGGGGATTACCGTCTGAACCTGAATTATTTGTCCATTTTATTAGACAGCCTGCCTATTGTCAACGACGCGGTTTTGTCTGCTGCCAACCCCGCCGCAGGAAGCCGTAGCCGCTAATCCCCACAATGGGTGACATCCCACTTCAGGTGTCACCCTCATGGCCTATACCGCCGCAGACCTTGCTTCTATTGACGCCGCCATTGTGGCGCTGACCACTGGCGAGCGCGTCACGGAAATCCGCTTTACCGACCGACTGGTCAAGTATCAGGACGTGAGCGTTGCCGACCTGCGCAAATTGCGTGCCGATGTGGCGGCGCAACTTGCGCCCCGACGCGTACCGTTTTCCGGCCGCACCTGGCTGTGCGCGCAGCGGGGGAAAAGCTTATGAACGGCGCAACGGCTCCATCAGCGCCCCAGCCATTGCAGTCCCATGCCCAACGCCTGGCCGACCAGCGAGCGCAGCGCCTCGCGCCCTTCGGTTTTGGCTGCTTGAACCATGCGCTCGCCCAGCGGCGCGTTCAGGCTGGCGGGCATGGCCTTGAGAATTTCAAGGCTCTTGGCGGTGAGGACGGCCTGCACCGCGCCAAGCTGACTGATACGGGAGGTGGCGATGTAGCCCGCATTTTCCAACCATGTCAGGCAGTGTTGGCAGAAAGCGGCTTCAGAGGTTCTGCATGCCCCGGTAATACCGTCAGGTTCAAAAACCTTGTTTTCACCCACGAGCCAGGCAATTTCGAGATCAATCGGCACAGGGAAAAATTGATATAGCCGACCAAACGTCAGGCCGACAATCACATCAAACCGTTCAATATTGGAGTATGTCATGAAATGTTCCGAATTCGAGAAAAGCCAATTTGAGAAGAATCAGAAAGATGCTGAAATGGTGCAAGCGCTGATCCGCGCGGTAGACGATCAGGTGTACGGTGACATGGACTGGATACGTGCCCGTGCTTACTGGAAAACGCTGCTACCCATGATTGTTGCGGATTTCAGTACAGACGTACTGGCCGAGGCGCTGGCCGATGCGCTATGCCGCGTTCACGCCACCCGCAGCGGTCCGGATCGCTTGCGCTACGGTTTGCCGCGCTGATGACATCGGGCAGCAACGCCGTGCGAACCTCTGCCAAGCGCCCCGGCATCGTTACCCGCGCACTCGCAGGCGTGCTGGGGCAGGCCATCGGCCATGCCATGCAAGCGCCCCGCGCCAGCACGCACGAAGCGGCCAAAGGCGGGCGACGGCTGTTTTCCTGGCTGCCGTGGGACGCCTCGCCGCGTCGCGAACACATGAACCTTGGGGTTTTGCGCGCCCGCTCGCGCGACGCCTACCGCAACAACGCGATTGCGCGGGCGGCGATTGATCGCATGGTGGCCGACATCATCGGCACGGGCGTCAGTCCCAAACCCATGGCCGATTCTGAGGACATGCGCATGCGGCTGATCGATACCTGGGAGGCCTGGTCGCTGGTCTGCGACGCGGATGCGCAGACCGATTTTTACGGGCTGCAAACCGTGGCGCTGCGCGCCATGTTTGAATCTGGCGAAGTGCTGGGCCTTCTGGAAGGCGACGACGCGGGCGGCATTCCGCTGAAAATCCGGCTGCTCGAATCCGACCATCTGCCGTTCAAAAACGAACGGCTGGGCAACGGCCATCAGATTATCGACGGCATTGAACTGGATCGGCGCGGGCGACGTGTGGCGTATTGGCTGCACCCGAATCACCCCAACGATGTGGATTTGACGCACAACGACCCCGTGCGCGTGCCAGCGTCGCGCGTGTTGCACCTGTTTGAAGCCACCCGCCCCGGCCAGTTGCGCGGCGTGCCGCTGCTCGCGCCCGTGCTGGTGCGGCTCAAAGACCTGGACGAATTCGACGATGCGCAACTGGTGCGCCAGAAAATCGCCAATCTGTTTGTGGGTTTCATCAAACGACCGACGCCGGAGCCGGGCGCGGATTACCTGGCGCCCGATTACAAACCCTTGCCCGCAGACCCTGCCGAGCAACCGCCGCTGGAATTCAAGCCCGGCACCTTGCAGGAGTTGAGCTACGACGAAGACGTCGCCTTTTCCACCCCGCCCGGCACCAGCACCGGCTACAAAGAATTTACGCAAGCGCAAATGCACATCGTCGCCGCCGCCTTGGGCATTCCGTATCCGCTTCTGACCGGCGACTACTCCAGCGTTAATGACCGCGTGGTGCGCGTGGCCATCAACGAATACAAACGCCGGGCGCTGTCGCTGATCCGCAACGTGCTGGTACCGCAGTTTTGCGCGCCCATCCGCAATGCCTGGGTTGATGCCGCGATTCTGGCGGGCGTGTTGCCGTCTGCCCAGGCCGGGCAAATGAAGGCCACGCGCTGGACGCCGCACGGCTGGCCGTACATCCATCCGGTACAAGACATCGAGGCCGATGTGCTGGCCATCAACAACAAGCTCAAAAGCCGCAGCGAAGTGCTGTTGGAGCGCGGCTACGACGCCGAAATCATCGACCGAGAAATCGCCGCCGATCTGGCGCGGGAAAAAGCGCTGGGGCTGCCCGCATCACCGGCCCATCCAGAACCTGCCAAGACCGTTGCGCCAGCGAGCCACCCAACCCCGCCGCAGGAAAGCGACGATTAAACCGCGCATCATGGCCGCCATCCAGACAGGCATCTACCGGCAAGGAACCCAGACATGAGCAAATGGTATGACATCAAGGCGCTGGCTGCGGATGGCACGGACGTGACCACAGCGGCCAGCGACGACAAACCCGCCGCCCGCGCCAGCATTGCCATTTTTGACGAAATCGGCGGCTGGGGCATTACCGCCAAACAATTCATCGCGGATTTCACCGCGCTACCCGCCGACATCCCCATTGACCTGTCCATTCACTCGCCGGGCGGCAGCGTATTTGAGGCGCTGGCGATCTATCACGTGCTGGCCGCCGCGCGTGCCCGTATTACCGCGCAGGTGGTCGGTGTGGCAGCGTCTGCCGCCACGCTGCCGCTGATGGCGGCGGGTAAACGCATCGCGCCTGCCAACGCCTACATCATGGTGCATAACCCGATGATGTTTTCCCACGGCGACGCCGAGGAGTTACGCGAAGTGGCCGCGCTGCTCGATCAGATTACCGGCAGTCTGGCAAACATCTACGCCAGCAATACCGGCATCGAGCAGTCCGATATCCTCAAAATGATGGACGATGAAACGTGGCTTGATGGCACGGCTGCTGCCCATGCCGGATTCATCGACGAAGTGTCTGACGCCATGCCGGTTGCCGCAAGCCTGTCTGCCCCTGCGCGGGCGCGGTTTGCCAAAGTGCCGCAGGCGCTTTTGCCAGATACCTTGCCGCAGGCGCTTTTACCCAACCCCTTGGCCGCGTCTGCCGCCCCGCTCGATAACCCGCCCGCGCCCATGCCCGCCGATGAGATCGCGCTGGCGTGCCTGGCCGCTGGCGAACCTGACTTAACCGCGTTGATGATACGCGCCCAACTGGACGCCGACAGCGTGCGGCGACGCTTGAACGAGGCAAGCGAGATCCGGGCGCTGGCTGCCGCCGCAGGCCGCGCAGACGATGCGCACGATCTGATTGTGGCAGGCGCAAGCGTGGCGCACGCCCGTCGCCAGTTGCTCGCCGCCCGCGAATCGGAAGTGCCCACCATCCAGTCCCATTCCCGCAGTGACGGGCAGGATGACGCGCAAAACCGTCTGGATGCGCGTTTGAGCGTCGCCAACATCTATGCCCGGCGCAAAGCCAATCCCCCCGTCACCCGCGCCGCCGCGCACGCTGGCGCTTGAACTCCCCAATTATCCCCAACAGGAGCATCTCTCATGTATCTCGGTATTTTTGAAGACGATAAGTTTTCCCTGCAATCGCTCACCGCCGCCATCAACGAAGCGCCGCCCTTGCCCTCGCGGCTGGCGGCGCTTGGCCTGTTTGCTGAAGAAGGGCTGACCACCACCAGTCTGGTGGTGGAAAAAGACGTCGATACCTTGACGCTCATTCCCAACCAGTCGCGCACCAGCACCACCCCGCACGCCACGGGCGGCAGTACGCGCTCGATTGTCTCGTTTCCCACGACCCACCTGCCTACGCAAGACACCATCACGCCGGACGAAGTGCAGAACCTGCGTGCCTTTGGCCGCGCGTCGGAAACCGACACCATGGTGTCCTTCGTGCAAAAACGCTTGAGCAAGATGCGCCGCCGCTTGGACGCCACCATCGAATACCAGCGCGTGGGTGCAGTCAAAGGCACCATCGTCGATTCGGACGGTACCACCGTCATCACTAACCTGTTTACCCAATTTGGCTTAACGCAGCAATCGCACACCATCAAGCTCTCAGAGGCCACGACCGATGTCCGCGCCGAGACCCTGGCGGCGGTGGACAAGATGGAAGAGGCGCTGGCCAACGAGCCGTATAGCGGTGCGCGTGTCCTGTGCGGCAAAACTTTTTTTCGCGCCTTAATCGCCCACGCCAAGGTACAAAAAGCCTACGAGTTGTACGAGTCAGGCGTATTCCTGCGCAATGACCCGCGCTTTGGTTTCGAGTTTGCCGGGGCCACGTGGGAAGAGTGGCGCGGCGGCATCGGCGGTGCACCGTTCATTGCCGACGGCGAAGCGTATCTCTTGCCGCACGGCGTCGAAGACATGTTCATTACCCGTTTTGCGCCCGCCAACTATATCGAGACCGCCAACACCATTGGCCTGCCTAGCTACGCCAAGCAGGAACCCAAGCCGCTGGGTAAAGGTGTGTTGCTCGAAGCGCAGAGCAACCCCATCAGCATCTGCACGCGCCCGCGCGCGGTGATCAAACTGGTGATGGCCTGATGTGATGGGCTGGGAGGCGGTCGTGAAAACGCAGGCACAGGCGCTACTGGACAAAATCCCCGATGCGCCCGCCATCAAATCGACGCTGATTGCCACGCTGGCATCGGCATCGGGCAGTCTGGGCGCGTCCATAGCCGACTGGAACTGGACGGCCATCATTGCCTGCGTCACGGGGCTGGCCACAGCTTTGGTCAATATCTGGTTCATCCGGCGGCGCGACCGGCGCGAAACCGAAGAAAGCCGCGCCCGTATTGCGGCACTGCGTGAACGGTGCAGCGGATGAAAGCGCCCGCCGCAGGGGCGGCTTCCCAGCGCCGTCGCCAGTTGCTCGCCGTGCTGTCTGTCAGCGCGGCGGGCTTTGCGGGCTGGCTGGGGTTTGAAGGGACCAGCCCCGTGGTGCAGGTGGCAGACGGAACCGGGCAGATTGCGCAGGAATGGCTGCTGCCGCACATCCCCACCCAAGGCGACGTACCAACCATCGGCTTTGGTTCTACGCGCTATGAAGACGGCACGCCGGTCACATTGGTCGACCCCCCAATCACCCGCCAGCGTGCCGCGCAACTAGCACGTAAGCTGATGTCTGAGGACGAACGCCGCTTTGCAGACAGCTTGCCGGGCGTGACCCTGTATCAGGAAGAATACGACGTGTACCTTGATTTTGTCGGCCAGTACGGCATCGGCAACTGGCGCAAGTCTTCCATGCGCCGCCACCTACTGGCGGGTCAGTATCGGCAAGCGTGCGAGGCGCTGTTGCGCTGGCGATTCCAGGGCGGGCGCGATTGCAGTCTGCCAGCCAATTGGGGGCCGCGCGGCTGTAAAGGCGTCTGGACGCGGCAAGAGGCCAGGGTTGCCCAATGTTTGGCCGCGCAGACCCAAGCCTACGCGCTAGCCGAGTTGCAAGCCTTTCGCAGCGAATCCGGACGCTTATCGGGTTTATCGGCAGCATTGGCCGAGCGCATAGACGCTCTTGCCAAAACCCGCCCCGCCATCATCGAGCGTTATACCCATGAAATCCGCGAACGCCCTTTGCCTGACGGCTGCTTTATCGACGCTGGCCGCCTGCAGCAGCTTGCCGCCGCCCTTGCCGCTGCTAACGCGGCCCTCGCTGCCGGTGAACCTGGCCGCACCGTGTCCCTTGATACCGATGATTGACAGTGATTCCTGGGACGCGCTGGCCGCCGCGCATATTGAGCTGGCGTTGCAATACGCCGACTGCGCCGCCCGCCATCAGGCGGTGGTGCGTGCGTATGAACAAGCCGGGCAGGAACCATAATGCCGGACTTTCGCGCCAAGGTTGCCCGCATGGACAGCGTGCTGTTTGCGCATCTGTCTGACGCCGCCACGGTCAACGGCGTGCCGGTGCGCGGCATGTTTTCTGCGCACTGGACCGACCCGCGTCTGGGGGGGCATGCGCACGGGCGTGGTCGAACCCACGCTGGTGCTGCGCGACGGTGACATGCTGCACGCGGGCGGTGTCGCACCGGGCAACACTGTGCGCGTGTCCGGCAAAACATTTGTCGTCATCGGCCTGGAACCGGACGGCACGGGCTTTACGACCCTGGTTCTGCGGGAAACACCACCATGATGAATCTGCACATTGAGATGTCCCAGGCGGACATCGTCAAGGTTAAAGGCGCACTGCATTTGAGTCAGAAAGCGGTGCGCGCTGCCGCGCGTCGCGCGGTGCGCAAAACCGCCCGCGCCACCGAATCTGAATCTCGGCGGGAATTGTCCAAGGAACTGCGCGTGCAGCAAAAACTCATCCGCGCCCGCTTACGCCTGTATCGCAGCGGCGACGCGCTGGGTCAAAAGGTCTGGCTGGGTTTGAATGCTGTGGCCGCCGCCCGGCTGGGCGATCCGCGCCGCGTGGCGGGTGGCACACAAGTGGGCAAACATTTCTTCAAAAACGCTTTTGCCATTGCCAAATTTGGCAATGGCCTGTACCGGCGCACGGGCCGCGAGCGCTTTCCGCTGGAACTGGTCAAACTGGACATCGAAGAGACCGGGGACGTGGTAATGCGCCAAGCCGCAGCCCGCGCCGATGCACACCTGATGCGCATCTTGCAGCAAGAGATACGCTATGAACTGTCCAAACTCGGTAGACGCGCATGACTACTTTGATTGATTGCGCCGATGCGCTGGTGGCAAAACTGCGGGCTGCCCTGCCCGATATTCCCGTCATCACGGCAGACGCGCCGCCCGCTGCCCAGCGGTCTTTGCGTGTGCCCGCCGTGTATCTGGAAATCGACAGCATCGAACCCTTGCAAGAAGCCGGGGATTCGCGCTTGCTGGCCGATGTGCGCTGGCAAGCGCGGGTGCTGGTCGACCCGAATCAAGCGCGTGCCGATTTGTTGGTGCGCGCGCTCGCTGCCCGCGTGGCCGTGGCGCTGCACGAAATCCGCCGCCCCATTCCCGGCCACGGCCATATCCGGCTGCTTCAGGCCACGGACGACGCCTTCCGGCCAGAGATAGACGGCTATAAGGTCTGGCTGGTGGAGTTCAGCATCGAAATCGCGCTGGGCGAGTTGGACCCGCCGGGCATCACGCCCTCGGAAATCCATGTCGGCAGCGGCCCCAAAAATGATCAAGAGAACATCGTATGAACGTTGACCATGGGTTTGAATTTGTGGAAATGGAACGCCGTTTAGCTAACCTGATTCGCATCGGCACCGTCATCGCTGCCGACTACACGGGGGCCAAGGTTGTGGTGCGCTGCGACGGCGTCAATACCGACTGGCTGCCGTGGATGACGCGTCGTGCCGGGCTTGACCGTGACTGGTGGGCACCGGACATTGGCGAGCAGGTGGTGGTGCTGGCCCCTCTGGCCTGATGGGCGGCGCTTTCGTCTTGCCCGCGCTGTATTCGGACGCGCACCCTGAACCTGCCGCCTCGCCAAGCCTACACACCTTGCGCTACGGCAACGGCGACACCGTCACCCACAACCGCACGGACGGCTCATGGCATGTTCAATGCGCTGGGCCGGTCACGGTGATAGCGGGCGGCGCGGTCACGGTGACAGCGCCCTCGGTCACGCTGGATACGCCGCACACCACCTGCACCGGCCATTTAACCGTGCAAGCGGGCTTGAGCGTCACAGGCGCAGGCGGCGGTGCAGCGGCGGCGATTCGCGGCACCCTGCACGTGCAATCGGGCGACGTGACCGCAGATGGCATCAGCTTGAAGCAGCACACCCATACCGAGCAGGGCGATGGGGCGCAGACCAGTTCAGCGCATTGAGGCTGCTGTGTGGCGCGCCGGATGTCTGGTGTTGCTGCGCGTCTGAGCTACGGCTGGATGGACGACGGAAGCATCCAGGCTGTCGTTATTTTGATCAAGCGCGCGCGGCATCAGCGCCATGTCAATGTTGATGCGCCCGTAGGGACAGTGCAAGGCACCTCGCGCGGTTTTTTCCAGCAACCCAAGCTGCACCAGCGCCTGCGCATCTTCATGCACGCGCTTGACGTCGCGCCCCACGCGCCGCGCCAGTTCGCGTACGCCTAATGTGCCAGCATCGAGCAGGCAGGTCAGGATACGCCAGCGATTGGCGCTCAGATGGCCGAAAAAAGTGTCTGGCGTGGCAAAGTTCAGGTATTCGCCTTGGTACTGACCTGTGTCTATACCCTTTTGCGCCAGCGCGCCAAAACGGCGCAAGTCTTTTTTCCAGTCTGGCTCCACGGTAATCGTCAAGGTTCTGCTCATGATGTCCTCCTTTTGTCTACTTGCGCAATAAAGTCTTCAATCAGTTGGGGGACGTTGACAAACGCATAGGGTTGTTCCTGGCCGTCCAAATGCATGTGGTCGCCCTTGCCGCGCTCGTTGTCAAAACCAACCACCCGCACGTTGTCGCGGATATATACCAAGCGGTATTTGAAACCGTGTGTCGTGGGTGGCACAGGTTGCGGTACATGCCAGACCACCAGTTCGATCAGATCACCGTCCGGGTAATGCTCTTTGCGGCTTAAAACCAGTCTGGCTTTGTAGCGACTTTTAGGTTTGGCTTGCATGCTGGCAATTATGCCAACAACCTTATTAATCATCAACAGTTACCCACAACCGCACGGACGGATCATGGCATGTGCAATGCGCCGGGCCGGTTACGGTGATAGCGGGCGGCGCGGTCACAGTTACAGCAGGCGGCGCGGTTACGGTGACAGCGCCCTCGGTCACGCTGGATACGCCGCATACCACCTGCACCGGTCATTTAACCGTGCAAGCGGGCTTGAGCGTCACAGGCGCGGGCGCAGGCGGCGGTGCAGCGGCGGCGATTCGCGGCACCCTGCACGTGCAATCGGGCGACGTGACCGCAGACGGCATCAGCTTAAAGCACCATACCCATACCGAGCAGGGCGATGGAGCGCAGACCAGTTCAGCGCATTGAGGCGGCCACTGCGCCACTGGCCGAGCGGCGCGCATGGCTGTGTGTCCGCTGCGCCATCGCTGGATGAAAATCAGGCATACGCCTCCTTCGGCTTGTGCGTCACGATATGCGCCAGCACGCTCGCCATGCGTTCCTTGGCCGTGGCCGTGTCATAGTCATACTGCAACCCCGTCCAGAACCCATCGGACATACCAAAAAACTTGGACAGACGCAGCCCTGTATCGACCGTAACAGAGCGAGTACCTGCCACGATTTCACCAATGCGGCGTTGCGGCACACCAATTTCCTTGGCAAGGCGGTACTGGGTGATCCCCATCGGCTCCAGAAATTCATGCAGCAGAATTTCGCCTGGGTGGGGCCATTTGACTTTGCGGGACATGGTCGGCTCCTTTCAGTGGTAATCAACAATTTCAACGTCGCTGGCGTGACAGTTGTGCCAGACAAAGCACACGCGCCATTGATCGTTGATGCGGATGCTGTACTGCCCGGCTCTGCCGCCCTGCAAGGCTTCCAGCCGGTTTCCGGGCGGAACCCGCAGGTCATCCACCCTTGCCGCCCGATTGAGCATTGCCAGTTTGCGCATGGCCGCCGCCTCAATGTTGACGAAGCGGCGCACGCGCTTGCCATTGAACAGCGCCTGGGTGTCTGGGCATTTGAAGGATTGAATCGCCATGCCAAAACAGTATCGAACAACAATACTATTGTCAATCGATACTAACATAGGCTCTAGTGCGTCTTTGCCATCCTCCCCGTCCTTCAGAGGCTTTCGCGACAGCCTCTGAAGGACGGGCTTGCACTTTGATTCGTGGTCATGCACGCGAACCCCGCCGCAGGAAGTTATCACGCCACATACCCACAATGGGGCATCCCTCCCAAACCCTCAGGAGCCGCCCCATGCCTGACCAGTTTCTCCACGGCGTCGAAGTCATCGAACTAGACTACGGCGCACGTCCTATTTCCACGGTGCGATCGAGCGTGATTGGCGTGATCGGCACCGCGCCCGATGCGCAAAGCCAAACCGCCGCCGCGTTGACTGTGGGCGATGCGGCCCAGAATACGGCGCTGACCTTTACGGCCAAGGCGGCGGGCAGCCTGGGCAATCAAATCTCGGTACGTCTGCGCGCCCCTGATGGGGCATCCAGCGCCTTATCAGTATCGGTCAAAGACCGTGCCATTACCGTCTCGCTTGCCACCAATGGCGGCGGTTCTGTCATCAGCACCGCCGCGCAAGTGCTGGCGGCGGTGGAGGGCCATACGGACGCGGCGCAGCTGGTCAATGTCGCGCACGCGGGCGGCTCCAGCGGCGCAGGCATCATGGCCGCCAGCCCGGCGGCGCGGTTTTTGACGGGCGGCGCAGACGAAGCCTTCCCGCTCGATACCCCGGTGCTGATCGCGGGCAGCCGCCTGGAAGCGGCGCGTTTGGGTGCAACGGGGACGCTGCCCGCCGCGCTGGACGGCATTTTTGATCAAGCGGGCGCGATGGTGGTGGTCGTGCGTGTGCCCGAAGGGAGCACCCTGGCCCAGACCCAAAGTTCGATTATCGGCGGCGTGGATTCGGTCGGGCGCTATCTGGGCGTGCAAGCCTTTCTGGCAGCGGAAAGCGTCGTCAAAGTGCAGCCCAAAATCCTGATTGCGCCGGGGTTTACGCACAATCAGGCGGTGGTATCCGAAATGTTGGGGATTGCCGACCGGCTGCGTGCGGTCATCATCGCAGACGGCCCCAATACGACCGACCAGGCGGCCATCGGCTACCGCGAGAATTTCGGCTCGCCGCGTGTCTACGTCGTAGACCCTTGGGTCAAAGTCTGGGATACCGAGGCCAATGGCGAAGCCTTGCAGCCCGCAAGCGCCCGCGTGGCGGGCATGCTGGCACGCTCAGACAATACGCGCGGCTGGTGGTGGTCGCCGTCGAACACCGAGATGTACGGCATTACCGGCACGGCCCGCGCGGTGGACTTTGTGCTGGGCGACCCCAACGCGCGCGCCAATTATCTGAACGAGAACGAAGTGGCCACCCTCATCCAAAAGGATGGCTATCGGCTCTGGGGCAACCGTACCTGCGCCAGTGACCCCAAATGGGCATTTTTGTCGGTGCGCCGCACCGCCGACATGATCAACGAGAGTTTGTTGCGTGCGCATATGTGGGCGGTAGACCGCAACATCAGCAAAACCTATGTGCAGGACGTGCTCGAAGGCGTCAACGCCTATCTGCGCCATCTGATCGCCATTGGCGCGATTCTGGGCGGGCGCGCCTGGGCCGATGCGGCGCTCAACACGCCAGACCAGATTGCCCAGGGCAAGGTGTATTTCGACTTTGATTTCACGCCGCCTTATCCGGCAGAGCACATTACCTTCCGCTCGCGCCTGGTCAATGACTACATCGAGGAAGTGTTCAGCAACCTGGGCGCGGCCTGAACCCTATCCACTTTCGATAAGGAACCCAACATGATCGCAGACATTCTGTACGACTTGAACCTGTTTGTGGATGGGCGCGGCTACGCGGGGCGTATCAAAGAACTGAAGCTGCCCGTCATTAAGCCTAAGTTGATGGGCTATCAGGCCGGTGGCATGGCCGCCGAGGTGGACGTGCCGATGGGGCGCTTTGAAAAACTCGAAGCCGAGGCCACGCTCCTTGCCTTCGACAAAGACGTTTTGACCTTGATGCGCGTGCTGCCCGGCGAACAGGTGGCATTCACCGCACGCGGGTCCAAGGTGTCCGATGACGGTAGCAAAAAAGGCGTCATCGTCAGCATGCGCGGGCTTTTGACCAGCGTGGACATGGACACCTGGAAGCCGGGCGAGGAAATGCCGCTCAAATTGGCTATGAGCCTGCGCTACTACAAATTGGAAGACGATGGTGCGGTGGTCTACGAGATTGATCCGGTGAACTACAAGGCCGTCGTCAACGGCACCGACCAACTGGAAACCACCCGCCAGCATTTAGCTATCTAAGGAGTTTGTAATGAGTGTGAAAACCTACCGCGCCGTGAGCGCCTTTGCGCAAGGCAATACCCGTTACGACCGTGGCGTGATTTTGTCGCTGACCGACAAGCAAGCCACGTATTTGTTGGCGGGCGGATTTATCGAGTTGGAGCCGCTGGATGCAGCGCCAGACCATGCCGCTGCCAATGACGACGACGCCGCTACCGGTGTCGAGGCAAACGGTGTCGAAGCAAAAAAACCCGCTGATTCTGGCAACGGCAAAAAGGGGGGTAAGGCGTAATGGACAGTATCGTGGCCCCGCGTGAGGCTGTCACGCTCAAGCATCCCATTACCGTCGAGGGCGTAGAGGTATCGGTGTTGCACCTGCGCCGCCCCAAGGTGCGCGACCGGCTGGCGGCGGACAAAATGGGCAAAACCGATGCGGAAAAAGAAATCGCGCTGATTGCGCTGTTGGCCGAGGTCACGCCCGAGACCTTGTACGAGTTGGACATGGCCGACTACGGCGCGATGCAGCAGGCGTTGTCGGGTTTTTTCTGATGAGCGTAGCCGAGGTCAGGCGGCTGGCTGCTTATCTCGCGGTGCAGACGGGCTTTGGGTACGCAGACATCATGCAGATGACGTTGGAGGATCTGGTTGACTGGGCCAACGCGGTAGCAAAAACCAGCACAGCCAGGGAGCAATGAAATCATCGGTTTTGACGTAAATGAACGAGGCCAGCACAAACGGGCCGAGCCAGTCGCCTTCAAATAGCGTCCATGTACGCAACCACTCAAGCAAGGCGATAGTCAGCATCATGAGCGGCAGATGAATCAGCACGATAAACAGCCAGCGGTATGCCAGTCCGTCAAAGCCAAACATGATGCCCATATCGTATTGGTTCTGCACCCGTTCGTAAAACGTTTTTGGCGCACTGGCGGCAATCCGGGCCATGCTTTCTTCGTCCTCCTGCTCTTGGAGCGCGTCCAGTTTCTTGTCCAGTCTGTCGACTTTTTGATCCAGGGCCTTCAGTTTCTTTTCAAAGGCACGGGACTGCCTTTCAAAAGAGGCCGATTCGGCGTCCAGATCAAAAGAATCGTCGCGCAGGGTATCCAGTCTGTCCCTGACCGGCTCCAGCCTGTTTTGCAATTTACGCAGTTTTTCACCGATGGGGCCGGACGTGGCCTCTATGAGTATTTCCAGCCTGCGTTCCATCGAATCCAAGCGGTCTGCAATCGAACCCAGCTGCCAATCAAACAGCGTCGATTCGTCTTCAAGGACTTGCGGCAAACGCGGTGTGGATGTGGTCATAGGAGCAATTTGCAATGAGTAACATGGCCGTAGGTATCAGCATCGGCGCGGTACTGGCCGGTTCCTTTGAACAGGCGGTCTCCAGTGCGCCGAAAAAACTCGCCAAAATTGGTGCCGCGTTGGCAGCGGTCAAGGACAAGGGTACCAAACTCAAGATTTTTGAGGGCGCTGAACGCGATTTGGAAAAGGCTCGCAGCGAAATGACGCGTGTCGGCCAAGAATTGGCTCGCGTTAAAACGGCCATGCAGTCGGTCAAGGGCAAGGAGTTGAAAGCGCTCAAGAGCGAAGCGAAAAAGTTGGGCGACGAGCACCAGAAACTCGGCAATCAGGTAGAGAAGGCACGGATCAAGGTCGTGCAAACCAGTCTGGCCCATCATCAGGCCAAAAAATCTGCCGCCGAACACGCTGCCAGCCTGGGCAAGCTGGGCCAGTCTTATGAAAAAATGCAGGCACAACAAAGCCGCATGCAAAACACCCTAGCGGCGCACGAAGCGGCGCAGACCCGATTTGGTGCGGCGCGGGCAAAACTGTTTGCGCCAGTCGCGATGGCGGCCGGGCTGGGAGCGGCGCTCAAAGGTGCAAGCCAGTTTCAATCGGTACTGACCGACATTGCCATTACCGCCGACCTGCCAAAAGAAAGAATTGCCGAAATTGGCCGCGAACTGGGTCAGATGGCCAGCCAGACGGGGCAAACCCGCGCCGAACTGGCCGAGGGTTTTAACGTGTTGCTGACCGCCGGGATGGATGAGGACGCGGCAAGCAAGGTCATCAAAACCGTGGGGCTGACCGCTACCGCAGCCGGAGCCGAAATTGGCGAAGTCGCCCGAACCATGTACGCCACGGTCAACAACCTGAAGCTCAACCCAGAAGAATCGCTCAAGGCGATGGATATGCTGGTGGCGGCGGGCAAGGCGGGCAGTTTCGAGTTGAAAGACATGTCCAAGTATTTTCCGGCCATGACCGCTGGAGCCAGCAAGCTGGGTATGACGGGGACAAAGGCGGTGGCGACATTGGGTGCCAGCTTGCAGGTGGCGATGGACGGCGCGGCAGACCCGTCACAGGCGGCCACCAATATGGAAAACTTCATGAACAGCCTGACCAGCCCCGAGACGGTCAAGCGCTTCGAGCAGCAGGGCGTGAATCTGGAAGCGCGGTTCAAGAGCTGGCAGGAAAAGGGGCTGGATCCGATTGAAGAATCTATGAAGCTCATCCAGAAAATGACGGGTGGCGATTCTTTTCGCATCGGCGAGTTGTTCGGCAACAAGCGCGTCTTGAGTTTTATTACGCCGATGATTGACGGGCTGGACAAGTACAGGAAAATCCGCGCGGAAGTCGCCGCCGCTGAAGGGATGGTGTCGGCAGACGCCGAGCGGCGCATGAAAGAAGACTCCACCATCGCATTCAAGATGATGGGCGATTCCCTGATCCAGTTGCGCGATGCGGCCATTACGCCCCTGCTGGCACCAATGGGCAGCCTCTTTGCCAGCATCATCAACATGCTCGCGCCCGTGACAAGCTGGATGACCGCCAACACCGCGCTAGTAGGCGGGCTGGGTAAAACGTTTGCGGTGCTGCTGGGCGGCAAAGTGGCGTTTGCCAGCGTGGCCTTCGGCATCGCGGCGGTCAGGCGTGTATGGACGTCGCTGGGAATTTTTATGATGGGCAGCCCGTTGATGATCGCCATCAAGGTGCTGGCGGTGGGTGCGATGCTCGTGTGGACCCATTGGGAGCATATCGGCCCGCTCTTCTCTGGCATGTGGAACGGCATCAAAAACGTGGCAGTGGGGTGCTGGGACGGCATCAAAGCGGCATGGTCTGGCATAGGCAACTTTTTTGGCGAACTGTGGAACGACATCAAAAACGCGTTTACTGGCGGCATGGCCGGGGTGACGGCGCTGCTGCTGGACTGGTCGCCGCTGGGGCTGGTATACAAAGTGATTGCCGCCGGGCTGGAATCGCTGGGCGTGGAAATGCCGGAAAAATTCAGCGAGTTTGGCAAGATGATGATGCAGGGGCTGGTCGATGGCATTTTGGACATGGGCCGCGCGGTAGGGGACGCCATCAGCAACGTCGCCAGCAGCACGGTGGGTTGGTTCAAAGACAAACTGGGCATCAATTCGCCGTCGCGCGTGTTCATGGGGCTAGGCGGCATGGTGGGGCAAGGCGCGGCGCTGGGTATCGGCGGCATGACGCGGCAAGTCGGACGCGCCAGCGCGGCCTTGGGTACGGCTGCCACGGTGGCGTTTGCGCCCGCCTTTGCCAATTCCATGAGCGCAGCGTTGCCAGCGTTGACCGCAGATGTCACCGCAGCAGTGGACGCGGGGCGTTTGTCTCTGCCAGACAGCGCATCTACCCGCCCGGCTCGCACCGCCGCTGCGGCGCACGAAGCCGCGCCGCTTGCCCCCACCGTACAACAACACATTGTGATCAACATCACACAGCAGCCCGGCGAAAACGCTGAAGCGCTGGCGCGCCTCGTGATGGATATTATGCGCCGCGAGCAGCGCCAGATTCAGCGTGGTGCCTTGGGAGATTGGGCATGACGGGTTTGGATTTGGACGCGAGCGCAATCGCGCGCCGCGCCAGCGATACACTGCGGGGCAACAGTCTGATTGCATTTGCGCGAGATTTTGCCGACCAGCCCGCCCGCTCGCTTGGACAGGCCGCGCAGCATTATGGTTTTTTGCGAGCCAGCACGGCGCTGGCTAGCGGGCGCGTGGACGAGCTGGCTGCCGCCGCAGGTCTGGATGTCATTGATCGCTTGGCCGCCGAGGGCGCGGCGCTGGCCAACCGGCGTATCGATGCCGCCACCGGCAAAGTGGGCGAAGTCTTGAAATCCTTAAACCGCAGCGACCCCGCCCCGGCGGGCGCAGTCATGCTGATGCTGGGCGATGTGCCGTTTATGGTCGGCACGCTGGCGCATCAGACCCTGACGCGCAACGTCCAATACCGCTGGGCGGTGCAGGAGCGCTTGCTGCGCACGCCCGCGCGGCAATTTGTCGGCGCGGGCAACGAGGCCATGACGCTGGAAGGCTATTTGCTGCCGCATTACACCGGTGGGCAAGAGACGCTTGTCAGACTGCGCACCGTGGCCAGCATGGGCGAGCCGCAAACCCTGCTGGATCACTTTGGCGCGGTCTACGGCAGTTATGTCATCGAGTCCATCGAAGAGGCAGGGTCAGAACTGGACGCGCTCGGCCAGCCGCGCCGGATTGATTTCACCATTGCGCTAGCTGCCTATGGCGAAGATGCCGCGCCGCTGCCCGCCGTCGCGTCAGAGGTTGCCGACAATGCTGACGCGCCTATGCAGCCCGACACGGCCACGCCAACTGATAACCCACCTGACGAGTCCGCGCCATGAACGCCACCCAAACCTATCTGACCCGCGAGGGCGACGTGCTCGACGCCATTGCCTGGCGTATTGCGGGCAGCGAATACGCGGTACACGCGCTGTTGGCGGCCAATCCGCAGCTTGCACACTATCCGGCCAGACTGCCCGCCGGGCTGCTGTTGCGGCTACCCGCATTCGATCCGCCGCCCGCCCAAACCACCCGTACCGTCCGTTTGTGGGCATGAGGCGGTAGAACATGACCCCCGCGTATCGCGTGATCCACGATGACCAAGACATCACCGCCGTGCTGGCCGACCGGTTACTGTCTCTGCGCGTGACCGACGAAGCGGGCATTACCGCCGACCAGTTTGAAGTCACGCTGGATAACCGCGACAACGCCATTGCCATCCCCGCGACCGGCGCGGTGCTAACGGTAGAGTTGGGCTACAACGGCCAGCCGCTGACCCGCATGGGTCAGTACACGGTGGACGAAATCGAGGTCTCGGGTTTGCCACGCAGCTTGCGTTTGTCGGGCAAATCCGCCGACATGAAGGCCAGCCTGAAAAGCTGGAAAAAACGCCACTGGTATCGCACGACGGTTGGAGCCATCGTCGCTGCGGTAGCGGCGGAGCACGGCCTAAAACCGCGCTGTGCCGACAAGTTTGCCCAGATCATGATCGACCATACCGAGCAGTTGTACGAGTCCGATCTGAACCTGCTCACGCGCCTGGCCGAGCAGTACGGCGCGGTAGCCAAACCGGCGGGCGGTTCCCTCTTGTTCGTCGAGCGCGGTGCGGGCGTGACCGCCAACGGCGAACCCCTGCCAATGGTTGGCATCCATCCCACACAGGTAATTGGCCATGGCGGCTGGCGTACCAGCATCGCCGAGCGCCAGTATTACGCGTGCGTGGGCGCGCACCTGCGGCAAAAACGCATGGGAGAACACCAGTATGTGTATGCGGGCACAGGCGAGCCGCTCATGTACCTGCGCCATCCTTACGCTTCGGAGGCCGACGCGTTGGCTGCCGCGCAGGCCAAGTTGCGCCAGTTGCAGCGCGGGCGCACGAGTTTGTCGCTGACCCTGACCGGCAACGCCATGCTGTGCGCCGAGATGCCGGTGCAACTGACCGGCTTTGATGACTTGTCTGATGGCGAGTGGATTGTGACGCAAGCCGAACACCGGCTGGACGCGGGCGGTTTTATTACGTCCATAGAGGCACAGCGGCGCGAAGACTTTGTGCGCGACGAATCGCAAGACCGGCGCACCGACTATGACGATCTGGATGATGACAATGCGTGATTGCGCCAACCCCGCCGCAGGAATGCCAGCGCCCCCTGCGCCACACTGTGCGCATGAACGGAACCCACGCCATCACCGGTCGAACCCTGACAGGTCTTGAACACTTGAAGCAGTCGATACGCGACATTCTGACTACGCCTGTAGGCAGTCGCGTCATGCGGCGGCGCTACGGCTCGCACCTGTTTGATCTGCTCGACTCTCCCACCAACCGTCGCCAGTTGGCGGCCATCTTTGCTGCGACGGCCAGCGCCTTGCGCACTTGGGAGCCGCGTTTTGCCTTGCAGCGCGTCGCGGTCGGTAGCGTCGCGCCGGGGCGTGTGGTACTGACCGTGGACGGCCTATACCGGCTGGGCGGCGCATCCAGCGGCTCGTTGTCCTTGACCGTGGAGTTGGCGCGATGACGATTGATCTGTCGCGCTTGCCCGCGCCCAGCGTCGTCGAGCCGCTGGACTATGAAACCATCCTCGCCACCATCAAGGCCGATTTGTTGGCGCTTGCCCCCGAGCTGGGCGAGGTGCTGGCGCTAGAATCCGAACCGGCGACAAAACTGTGCGAGGTTTTCGCGTATCGGGAACTGCTGCTGCGCGCGCGCATCAACGACGCGGCGCGGTCAACCATGCTGGCCTACGCGCGCGGCGCTGACTTGGACAATCTTGCTGCGTTGTTTGGCGTCAAACGTCTGGAGGGCGAGACAGACGCGCGGCTGCGCGCCCGCACACAGCTATCACTGGAAAGCTACACCACTGCGGGTCCGATACTGTCGTACCGCTTTCATGCCCTGTCGGCCTCGCCGCGCGTGGCCGATGTGACCATCGACAGCCCCAAACCCGGCACCGTGCGCATTGTCGTGTTGGCTGAACCGTCCGAAGAAGACCCCGAAGAAGACGCGTCCGTAAACCCTGACTATAACCCCAACGGTGTGCCGGGGCAGGCGCTGCTCGACAGAGTGCAGGCCGCTACCAGCGCCGAAGACGTGCGCCCCTTGTGCGACACTGTGATGGTCGTTCCCGCACAGGTGTTGAACTACGTAGTAGAGGCCGCGCTGGTGTTGATGCCTGGCCCCGGGGTTGAGCTGACGCTGGCTGCCGCGCACGCGGCTGCTACGGCTTACGCTCAAGCACAATTCCGCCTCGGGCAAGACATTACCGTCTCGGGACTGAAGGCAGCGCTTCGGCAGTCCGGTGTTCTGCGCGTCAACCTCATCTGCCCGCCGTTGCCGGACACCGGTGACATCGCGCAACAAGATGTGCTGATTGCCGTTGCAAGCCATCAAGCCGCCCGCTGCACGCAAATTACCCTGCATATCGAGGGTGCCGCGTCATGACAATGCCGCCCAACGCCAGCAGCATGGAGCGCGCCATCATGCGCGCGAGCGCACCGACATTGCCAACAACCCCCATCACAGATCACTGGAATCCAGATACCTGCCCGGCGTCGCTGTTGCCCTGGCTGGCCTGGGCGATGCACGTGGATTATTGGGAGCTGGCCGAAATCGAGTCCCAGCAACGCGACGCCATCCGCGTATCGGTCGCCGCCCATCGATACAAAGGTACGCCATGGTCGTTACGTGAAATCGTCCAGAAACTGGGTTTCGGCAACATCCACATCATTGAGGGCATCGGCAAACTCAACTACGACGGTGCGTACACCTACAACGGTCACATGCAGCATGGCGATCCCGATGCCTGGGCGATCTACCGCATCGTCATGCTCGATCGCGCCTTGACCAACGACCAAGCCACCCGCTTGCGCGCCGCCCTGGCGATCATCGCTCCGGCGCGCTGCCTCCTGGCCGGGCTGGACTATCAATCCGTCCCCATCCGCTACAACGCGCTGGCCGCGTTCGATGGGCAATACAACCACGGGAGTGCTTAATGGCAAACTTGGAAGAAACCGCTGTCTGGACGCCCGGCGTCTATCAGTTAGAGACCTCCGATCCCGTTCTGGGCGGACCCGTGCAGCCAGAACCGGCCACAGGCGGCATTGCAAACCGCGCGGCGCTGGCTCTGGCCAACCGCACCGCGTATCTGAAAGCGCAGGTGGAATTGAAGGCCGACAGCGGTGCGCCGCTGACCAGCTTTAACGGGACGCTCCCCTTTGCGCGCTTGACCGACGCGCCTGAACCGGCCACGCGCTGGCCGACATGGGCCGAAGTCACCGACAAGCCCGCCAGCTTTGGCCCGCAGATAGTCACGCTGGCGACGCTACCTGCCACCGACATCGGTCCGGTCATCGTCGCCGACGTGGCCGAGGTCTGGGTCTGGGTGAGCACGCCGCACTACACCGGCTACCGTTCGCCACTGTGCGGCAGACCCGTGGACGGCCATACGGTCGCGCCCTTGGCAAACGAAATCGACGCCGTGGGCGGCATCGTATCGAAATCTGCGTATGCCGGTTTGTGGGGCTACGCGCTGGAAAACAACCTGGTCGTTAGTGAAACCGATTGGGCAGACAACATCGGCGCACATTGGTTCGTAGACGTGTCGGATAGCCAATTCCGCGTGCCGGACTTGCGAAATCAA